TTGGTACTTATTTTTCAATTCTACCAAACCTTCCTGATACTCTTTGTATTTGGATTTACGTTCATCAATTCCATACTTCTTTTCCAACTCTTCAACCTGTCGTTGAATTTCTCTTTTATCAGCGGCACTTTTGTGTAGAATGGCTTTTTCGGCTGCAGTCAGGTTTTCTTCAGCTTTTTCAATTTCTTTGTTGGAGGCTTCTACTGCCGCAATTCGTTCTTCGTCTGACTTATATTGAAAACTGGCAATTTCATGCGCATTTTCCTTTGCAGCATACAATCGGGATTCGGCAAGTACTTTATCCAATGCCAGAATGGAGTTTTTATACTCATCTTCTGAAATAAGTCCATCCTCTAATTGTTGATTCACCTCCTCCCGTTGAGCATTATCGTACAAAACAATAGCATTAAAACGACCATCGTTTAATTGCTTCATTGCTTTCAGACTTAATTTCTCGGCATCGTCCTGCCGTTTAATTCTGATATCATCCAGTTGTACCTGAATGTCGGAATACTCTTTGTCTGATTTGGAATAAAGTTTTTGTTTCTTTTCGAGAGATTTCTCTGCAATGTCAATCAGTTTGTTTTGGTATTTCTCTTCGATGTCCAATCCTTTTAAATGGCGTTGTTTGGCTTTATCCTGCTCTTTGGCTGTCCAAATATCCACAGCTTCCAATGCTTTTTTCTGAGCATCGTTAGGGTTGTCGTAAACTTCGTTATTGACTTTTGGATTGATTTTTGGGGTTTTACTATCTGATTTACCCGGTGCATAAATAATTAATGGACCTCTACCATTTAATACTTTTTGAAATTTATTATCTGTTTCTAAAATATCTTTATTCATATCTTTAAGCGAATTTGCGTATTGTTGAACATAAACAGAATAATCTGTTGAAACAGCAACGTGTAACGGATCAAATTTAATCCCTGTATTATTTTGCAAAAATTCATTTGCCAGTTTATTGGCTTTTGGTAAATCATTTTGGTTTTCAGTAATAATTTTCTTTACTTCTTCAACCAAAATATCTGCTGAATTCTCACCTACTTTTTTCTTAATTATACTTTTAATCCCATCTAAGTATTCCACTTGATTTTTAATTGCATTTTTAAGTGTTTCTGCGTTGGCTGCATCCCTAGTTTCAATGGCTATTTTTTCTCTTAAAGAGGAATTGACTGCCATTTGTGCCTCGTTAATATCATTTAAGTTTGATTTTTCTGTAAGTTGATTCTGTAAGTATTCTCCGTATTTTGAATTTATTTCTTTTATGTATTTTGCTCTTAATTCTGTTCCCTCACTTGCTTTTTTTAATGCTTCAAAAAGTTGATTGGCTGAACTTGTTTCTATTTCACTATTTATTTTATAATCCCTCCATGCTTTTTCTGCCGTACTCAAACCGGTTGCCAGTTTGTATATTCCGATTGTTACTGCTGCTATTATAATTCCAACTGCTATATAGGGATTCAGTTTCATTTCTTCGTTCAATGCTTTCATAGCAAGTTGTGAGGTTCTTAAATTACCGGCAAAAAGTTGTTGAATGGCGCAACCGGCTAATTGTGCTATCATATTGGCTTTTTCTAAAGCTGTTCCTATTGCTCTCTGTACATTTTTTGCTTTTTCTGCTATTGTAAAAGCATTTACTGCTATTGTATAGCTTATCATTACACCGGTAAGCGTCCACAATAAACCAGCATTTTCTTTAAGCCATGCAGGCAGTTGTATTATGACTTTAAGAAATACATTAGTTAGATTTGCAACTTTTAAAAATGCAGGACTTACATTAGCGAATAATTGCATAGCCAAAATTCCTAATTGATTGGTAGCTTGTGCTATTTTTGCATTGGTGGTATTACTGGCAATTCCGGCCTGTTCAATGGCTGTTTGAGTTCCTGTAACTTGTTTTGTCAGATTTTTAAATTCTTCGCGGTTGGCAATTAAGGAACGTGCTATTACCACCTCACGTTCTCCAAACATATCAATCATCTTATTAAATCCACCGGGACCGCTAAATTTTTTATTTAAGTTGTCGAGTGCAACGTCCATACCTACAATCGCCGGATTGGTTTCTTTTGCCCCTGCCATCATTTTTACAAACATTTGTTTCATTCCGGTACCAACCACATCGGCCTGATGACCTTTTGCACCCAATGTTTCGATTATTGCAACCGATTCTTCTAATGGTACATTAGCATCTTTTGCTAATGCACCAAATTTGGTAAGTGCTTCGCCAATGTAGGGTATTTCTTTTGCACCAAACTTTGCACCTGCACCTAACACATTAATAAATTGACTGCTTTTATCGGCTGCTGCACCGTATTGATTTAATGAAGTAGTCAATCCCATTACTGCATCTGCCAATGGCATGGCGGCTGCTTCCGACATGATCATGGCGTTCTTTGTTACTTCGTTCAGTTGTTCAGGAAACGCCAGTAATTCAGGTTTTGCTGAACCAACTAATTTATAGGCATTCATAATTTCATTTACTGAGGAACGAATACGAATACCGGTGCCTTCCAATGGATTAGAAGCCATTTGTTCCGCCCATTTTCTAAGTTTGTTTACATCTTTATCCTCTAAGCCGGTAAGTGCTTTTAAATTGGCGGTGGTATCTTCCAATTCGTTTTTCATATCCATGTATTTTTTCAACACGGTTATTACTCCTGTAATTGCCATTCCTGCTACGGCGAAAAGTTGCCAGGTTTGATTAGTCCATTCAGCAAATTTCATAAAGCCGGATTGACCTACCTTTGTTTCAGCATTGACCAAGGCAATTTCTGTTTTGACTGCTTTAAGTTGGTTAGCGTGTTGTTTCCACGCTTCTGAACTTCTGTCTATGCTGGATTTATTCATAGAGTTGGTCAATTCCTTTTGAGCCTTGATAAGGTCGCGCATGGAAGCTCCTGACAGATTGTCAAGTACCTTTTTGATATCCCAATTGGATTTTGTGAGTTGGCGTATTTCCTTGTCGGTAGCTGCCAGCTCTTTTTTCAAACGGCTGTATGCTCTTTCGGCTTCGGGACTGGGTGCGGCTTTCCCTGCTTGAATAAGGGCTTCACGTAACCGTATGGCTTTTGATTCCAATAGATTCAGTTCCTGTTTGGCTTGCTCTCCATTTACGGTTACGGTGCTTTGTGCTCTTTCGTTTTGCATAACATTTCCTTTTTAGAAATGCAAAGAACACGCACAATTCAGGATAGAAAAAAGACAAAAAAACCTCACATTGCTGTGAGGTTTGAGTGAGGAATTAAACTAATTTCCAATACTTAGGTACTAATTTCCATCCTAAAAACAACAAAATTGGAATTCCTATTCCCACCAGAATCCACACCCACCAACGACTTGATTGTTCTGAATTGTGGGTTTTTTCTTTTTTACTCGATTCTGATTTGACAGAAATTTTATGTTCAGCAAGTGATTTTGATATGACCTTTTCAGTTGTTTTTATTTCCTCATGAGTTTTGTTGGTTATCAGCAATTCACTTTTCACTGGCGGTTTGCCGGTGGCCTTTTCCACTGGCAAAGTGGTGTCGTAGGTTGTCAGTTTAGCTGACCATTCGCCCGATTGTTTTTCGATTTGTTCCAGGTTCTTTTCCACAAATCGGACATTCGTTTTGCTGCTGTCCGATTGCTGAGTGGTTTTAGTTTCGGTTACTATCGTGTTTTCAGTTGCACTTTTGGTGGTTCGACAAGCCAAAAGTGTGATTGCTATGAGTAATAGATAAAAAGTTGTTTTCATGCTGCAAAGTATAAGTTTGATTCAATTTCTCTTCGTTTTATTAATCCATTGGAGATTTTTCCACCTGCATGTACCCATTTCATAAATTCGGGTGCAATGCTGGCATCATTTGGATTTTTGAGTATTTTCTTCAACAACCCACTATCGCCAAGTCCTTCAGGTATTGTGTCTATATCAATGTCAGAACCTACATTGTAGGCAAAAAGCACTAATGCATCAAACTTATTTTGAGTAAGGATAACTGTTTTGGTGAGCATTGTTACATCATTTTCAAATGCTGTTACATCAAAAATCAACATTTCAACTGCTTTTGCTTCGCTTATTTCAGGGTCTTTCAAACTTACTCTTACCCCGTTTGAGTAGCGGGTACTTCCATATCCAATGGTCGGAACACCTGCAGAACACAGATAGGGTTTTGAGCGAAATCCTTCCAACTGCTTGAGTAAGTCAAGCCCTTTTTTGCTTAGCTTCATTTTACGTCCTCCGGTTCTTTCAATTCATGCAAATCAATATCGAAATGCCGCTCGGCTTTGTCCACCATAATGCGCTGTGCAATTTTTGCCCAGGGCTTGTCATTCATGCTGCTTTCATTTTCAAGAATCGACCATATCTGAATAAAGCAGAAAACCAATGAAACGTAGTTGGCAAGATACAGACCGTTGAACATGACCAGTATTTTAGTATCTATCAGATACGCTAATACAATTAAGGCAAGCATTTGAATGGTGGTTACAAATACTTTACTGCCTTTGCTTGAACGGAATTTGCCGGTTCCCTTTCCGGTTTTTGCTTTCACTCGTTTACTCAGCCTGTAAGCTGAATATGCATCCAATGAAATTGCCATGGCACAAATAAGAATGAAAGGGAAAGTTGGCTCTATCAGGGTCAAAAAACCAGTGGCGAATGACAGTGCCCATTTTAGAATTGTGTTGAGTTGCATAATCGATTTTGTTTATTGTAAAAAACACTTGTTTTAAAGAAAAATTAGTATTACTTTTGTGTATTCGAATCTCATACCTATGACTGCTTCGGTAGGATCATATAGCTTGAGGCTCGATTAATGGTGATTCCAGACTTTGGTATCACTTGTATATGAACCACAAACACTCGGTGTCTTGAAATATAGCCCAGTTGTGGTTCGTTTTTTTTATAAAACCGCCAAGGATTTTATCGGAAAATCATCTTTCACTTCCAACCGAAAAAGCACTTTGGTAATCTCTCCATACAGGTATTTGGGTTCTCGCTGGTACATGGTACATTTCGGATAAGCCTGAATGTCACCTGCAAATTTTGGGTTGTCAATGCGTAATGCTAACCCAAATAAACTAACAGCACTTTTACCTTCAGGTACCTGAGTAGATCCATTGCTGGTCATTAATAAAAAATTTGGGGCATCGCTCGAAAGATTCCTGATAAATGAATCCATCAGATAATCAGCACTCATAGCGATTGAAGTGTCCGAAATTAATCTGGGTGTGAACCAGGAGCAATTTTGAATTTTAAACTGAAAATCGCGTCTACTCGACAGGTAGTTTGTTTTACTCTTGGGTGAATCCATTTCGTACTGTCTTCCCGGTTCTACCCATTTGTTTTTTCCGTGCTTCAGTACTACCTGACTTCCATTCATTTTCCTTTTGGCATTGTGTTTCCGCATCAATACAATTACCGGATTAAGTTTCATGTATTCAGTGTTTTGTTCCGTATACACTTTTACGATAACCGTATTGGAAATGCCATTTGTTGGTGTTTTACGAACCTGAACTTCAAGTCGTGGAATAACAATGGTAGGTCGTTTGCTGATTTCTATTCCCATACGGGCATCCAATCCTTTTCCAGGATTAGTTTGTTCCAAACTGTTTTCGAAATAATCCGTTATGTGAGCCATGATATTAATTATTAAAGAGTTACTATTATATTGTTATTTATATCCAGAATTAATTCGCCTGTTTCGGTGATTAGAAACTGATTGATAAAGGATTTTATATTCCCAAGTTGTCCGTCAATAACATTAATTTCATCTTGAAGTGCAGTATCGCCTGAAGACCTTTCAGCAGATTCATCTTCTATAGTAGAATTAAAGAAGTCCGTATTTACTTTATCAGCTATTTTAGCCACTTCCGCTTTGGCATCATTGCTAAAATCATTTGTTGACAATCCTTTCCCGGCAATCTTATCTACTTTGTCTGTGACTTTTGCAACTTCGGCTTTGGCTACATTGCTATAATCATTAGTAGATAAACTCTTTCCGGCAATTTTATCCACTTTGTCTGCAACTTTAGCCACTTCGGCTTTTTCTGTATTACTATAATCATTAGTTGATAAGGCTTTTCCGGTTACTTTGTCAACTTTCGTCGATACTACGTTTACAAGATCGGAAATGAAATCAATTATTTTGGTCGCTGCATTTCTGACTCTTGTAGTGGTATTGGCATCAGGTTCTGTTTCAGTTCCAATAGCATTCCATAATATCTGTGCTTCTTCTAATTTTCCCATGTTTTGCTGTTTAAAATACAAATGAATTGGTTTTTGAAGGCAAAAAAAAAGACACTCAGAAATTGAGTGTCTCAAATAGTATAGTTTGAAATTGTTCTCCGTACAGTTCGGCTGTTTTTTCGGAAAGGACTTTTACGGAATGGTAATAAGATTTGTTGTACCACGGTTTTGCTCGTCTTCCACTTCCCTCACCACTGTCGGCTTTGCTGACTCCCCTACCCACGCCCATATCCACCATTCGCCCATAATAATTGTAGGTGTGTACAATTTTTGCGACTTCACCATTGGCAGCTGCTTCAACATGCGTAGCAAAAGAGGAAAGCAATGCGCCAGTGTCCCGAACATTGAGTTTAATGATTTTGTCTTCCCAGATAGTGATCATCATTTTCGCCCATGCATCGTAATACTTTCGTTTGTCAGGTTGTCCATTCGTTGGCATTATACGCTAAATTTACTGGTTCGTCAATGGTTATGATAAAATAGATTCCGGTTGTTCCTGCAGCAAAATAGCCTGGTACTTCGTGGTACGGAATGCGTTCCTTGTTCAGGTAATTCAATCCCTCAGCATTTCTGTTTGCATCAACCAATAACTTACTGATTAAGCTATTTCGGATAGCTCTGGTTTCTGAAAGGACCATTTCTCTTTCTGACATATCGGTAATTTTGTATTTTTTGAGGACATAAATCACGATGCTTCTACGGTTGAAATAGCCACCGCCAAGGCGAATAGTCATTCCATCATCGCTATCATCAACAGCTAAGAAGGCATTTTTAGTCATGTAATTGGCCAACACATCTTCCAATCCATTTATTCCCGACACACGGCAAAAATGATAGGCATCCTTTGTAGTCTTTAATTTTCCGTTGAGGGTTTCAAAATAATTTACGAAGTTGAACATAATTATAATAATGGCCCCTAACCCCTAAAGGGGAATAAGAGTTGGTTAGTAATATTTTTTAAGCCCCTTTAGGGGTTTGGGGCATCCTACTTTCTTTTACCTTTTGGTTCAATTCATCCAATGCATCCCATGTATTTGATTTCAAAACCTTTTCCCGTTTGGTAATGTCGCCATCTGTAAGGGCGCGTACCTGGTTTTGAATAATGGAATACATATCGGGTGCGGTTGGTGCTTCGTCCTGTTCCGTTGGTGCTGTTCTCTCAAAAAGGTAGCTGAATTTTCGGGAGAAATAGCTTTTAATGCCCACAATCCACATAATTGTCCATAGCTTTTCGGTGGGTGTGCATGTATCAAAATTCTGCTTTCTTTTTCCCTTTTTTGTATAAAGTGTTGCCATTAATCGGCTTATGTATTTTTCCTCTTTGGTAAATAGATAAGCCTGATAGAAATTTTCAATTTCTAAATACGTTCCAAAATCTATATCCCTTAAAAGCTGGTCGCATGACTTACAGCCTTTTATTGTGGATATTGGTTTTATCCCTGTATAATCCCGGGTTGTAAATTTCAGCATTTTGCTGAAGTAATTTACTTCTTGGTAGGCAAGCGAAAATAATTTTTTTGTGCCCCTATGCACAAAGTAATAGCTATTTTCATCTGCCGTCAATGGTTTAATACCTGCAAATCGAATAAAACATTTTGTCCAGATTGTTTCTTCCGACTCATTCCTACTGAGCAATAAACAGACAAAGTTCGTCTGCTCTTTGCTCATTTCGGAGTACCGTTTTGGTATTATTAGATTTATTTGACCCCTAGCCCCTGAAGGGGGACTGAGATTAGTTTCGGCTGCTTTGTTTTTTGTCATAAACTTGGTCTTTAAGCCCCTTTAGGGGTTTGGGGTTCACTATATTCCAAAAAAGAAAGTGCTATCGGTTTGTTTATTCTGGTACTTTGCTGCAATTTTAAGTGCGTATTCGGAACTGCCGGCATAAGAAGCGTAATTTGAAAGATTGTTATCCAGCAAATTTGCCAATTGCCCCAACAGTTCCTCTGCTTCCACTTCTTTATGCTGAGTCAAAAGTCCTAAAATAGGTTTTAGTTTCCGTACAATTTTAGTATTTGGCAAAGTCAATCCGTTGGTACGGACTTGGCTTACAAGTTCATCCATAAAAGCTATACTTATTACTTCTGCAATTTCTGAGTATTGAAACGAAAGAAGGTCATTTTTGGCTGCCAAAAATGCTTCTCGTTTCAAGTTTTCAGATTTTGTATACTTGCAAAAATCAATTCCGGTTTGAAAAATGCTATTTGTCAGTTCTTCAAAACCTCCAAACTTGGTCCATTCGGCCAGTGCTGCCGGTACTGCTGAAATTTGCAAAATCAGCATATCGGTTGCAGTGTCAAGTTGTTGTTCGCATTGTGCTATCAATCTTTCCACACGCTCTTTACTGGCGGGTGCAATGTTGGCATTACTCACAACTCCAAAACCGTTTTGAGTTTGGATCAAATCAACAAAAGGTATTGCATTTCTGTAGGCTTTGTACGCAATGATATTGCGAAGTTCATCTTGCAATAAATTGGTATTGGAGGTAATTCCTTCAATGTAATTATATAAATCAACACCTGTCAAGGTGGATTTTGTATGCCTATCGGCTGCTTTTACAAATGGTTCAATGGCTGCCCATTCCGTGCCTTGTGCTGTAGGAATGGATTTCAGAAAATCGGAAACGGTGGTTATTAGCATTTCTGTCGTTTTTTATTTCTTGGTATTATCAGTTGCATTTGATGTGGTATCCTGTGCACCGGTATTTTTATCCAAGGTGGTGAGTTGCATAAACGGAATATCAAATTCCACATCCCAATTGTTGTAATTTTTGATTACAAAATAAGGTTCCAACACAATGTCTTTACTCCCCTTTTCCAATGCCTGTTTCATGGTGAAAATCTCCCGCACATTGCTACCACTCATATTGCTGCTGCTTTTCCCGGGTGTTGCGCCAATGGACGAAGGATGTACGCCCATGGAATAACAAGCCGTTGAGCTGGCTTCTTCCATGTCCTGAATCCAGTCGCCACCCTCTTTGTCTTTATTTACGATTGTAATACGGACAAAGGATTGTTCTTTGCCTAATGGGTCGATATAAAAACCCGAAAACCAAACTTTTCCGGCGTTTACCATTCCGGTGAGAAAGGATTTTATATTCTCTTTTTCGAGCGTAATCCTAGCTTTTTGTTTTGCTTCGTCTGTTATCTTTTCACTCTCGAAAAGCATTCCCCAATACTTGTCGTTTATTTCTACTTGGTATTTTACTACTAAACCGTTGGTGAATTTGGCTTTTTTACCTGCAGGAATAAGTTGTTTTATATCATACCAACCGCTATTGAAGATAGACCAATAATAAGGGAATGGATAGTATTTATTCCCAGGAATCGGAATGGCATTCATCATGGCAAACTTTCGGGTTGTGGTTGCCGGTTGTGTTTTGCCATCATCATTGGGTAATTTGCCCATTCGTACCATTAGGTCGCCTAATGGATCGGATACGTCCAACAACTCTATTTCTTCTCGTTTTTCGGGTGTTGGAGCTCCTGTTTCCCAGTTAGCAAATATGATGTGTTCTATCTTGCCATTAAGCGGGTTACAGGTTTCAAAACGACAATACAAAGCATCTTTGTGTCTCAGCTTTACAATTTTACTGCCATCGCCACTCAATATAAGTACTGAAATACTGAAGTAAAAGTGTTTCATATCGGTGTGCTGTTCAAACAGATATTTACTGGAACGGTTGTACTTGAAAAAGTCAAGTATTTCGGTTTCTGTAATCGGCGATTTGTCTGACTTTAGCATGGTAAGTCCATTGGAATAGGCCGACTGGATATTGAAAAACATATTGCTGGACATTACTTCATCGTTCCGCATAAGGCGAAGTATCTCATTGGGTCTCAGGTTGTCGTCACCCCAGGGTACATATCCACGCAACGCTCCGGGTGTTGGTAATGCCATAGGAACTAAATTATCGGTATCGAAAATTTGTGTTCCTTCATTCATTTTGTCAATCGCTAGACGACTTGCCTTTCCTATCGGAATTTCAAAAACATTGATTTCTCTGCTCATAGTTAGATATAAATTTCTTCGTCATTGATTTCAAACAGGCAGACAATGCGTATTCTTCGCATTTGTCGGCTTTCGGTAAAAAGCAGGTTTGCCGTATTTCTGGCAAAATTGCTTGAACTACATACCACGTCATTGTATGCCAATATCTCACCGTTCTTTTTCCACACTCTACAGGAAAAAGGCGTTTTGTTATTTTGCAATATTTTCCGGACTGCATTTATGTGTATCATTATTGAAAAGTTTTGTCAAATGCTGCATCAAAAATGCCAACATGTTTACTCATAAACATGAAGTTCTTATTTTTGGCCAATTGATAGCTAAATGTAAACGACTGTAAAACATTGGCTTCTGTGTCCATTTTACTCACTTTGGTAAGAGTTATTTGAGCAATGCTATTGCTACTTACCAATGCCACCATATAGCTCCTCACAAGGTCGTCAGCCCATTCCATTTCGTTTTCCGATAGAAACCCGCTATTACAAGTTTGTTCGCTCTGAAAATCTTGTGTTAGCTTTCTGTAGTGGTTGTCTATATTGCCTAAATTATATTCAGCAGTTTTTTCGGTGGTTTTTAGTCCTGTTGCCGTGAACGTTTCCAGCGTTCCAAAGGCATTTAGGAAAAGAAAACTAGCTGTATCCCTGTAAGGCGTTGAGTCGACCAAATAAGTATAGGCATTGCATAAAGTCCCAGACTCACCATTACTTGTAGCCGACACCCACACTTGATAATTCAAAACTTCCGTGGTGTTGGTAAGTCCTAATTGTTTGAGAACATACTTCAATGAAGTGTTGAGAGTTGCAATTAAATGGCTGTGAGTTGTGTTAGGTGCGTGTCCAAACAAGGTCAAATTGCCTTGCTGTTCAGTGATTACTCCATTGGCAAGGTAGGTAATTTTAGCCACCAAATAAAGATAATTGTCTGTGTCTTTCTGTAAATATGACAATGTTTCTTTACGATCCAGAGCCGTTTTCTTTGTTCCGAGGCATCGGGTAAGGAAATTACGAGCTGCCCAACTTGAATCATTTAAATTACCCAAGTCCACGTCACATTTGCAAGCAATAAAATTGCCAACATACTCTGTGGTTACTTCCGTGAATTTGAATTCAATAATAGGCGTACCGTTCCAAAGGTAACTTACCACATCGGCTCTGTCCACTGTTGCTGTTGTATCTAGGAATTTCTCAATGATTTCGCTAAGGTTTCTAACACGGATTTTCCCGTTTGTGTCCCAGGTGTAATGTTCCTCCAATACCAATACCCCTCTCACTTTCAATGCAAATGAAAGTCCTTCAGTTGCAACATCTTTGATGCAAATAATGTCCGGTATCGAATTATGAAAGTAGAGTTGCCACTCGGTAGGGCGTTGAGAATATTGCATAAAAAAGCCTTTGAGATTATTTGCAATGCAAATGAACCTCAAAGGCTATGGATAAAAAAAGACAAGAAAAAAGCTACCCGGAGTAGCCGACAAAAAGACAGTTCAAGCCTTAAAGTTCGAAGGGATTGGATTTTTGGCGGCTGGGGATTTGACCTGCGGAACTGCCCGTAATGAACTTCCAGGCAAAGCCTGACTGATTATTTTATATTTAAATAATAATTTTCAATCATCTTTTTGAGAATATTTTTCAATTCATTTCTGAAACTTTCGGGTTCAAGGACTTCTACATCTTCGCCGTGTAAAAAAATTTCTTGCCTAAAGTCGAAAGTTGGTTTGATAAAATACTCAAATACAACATATTCATTTGAAGTTTCAATCTCTTTTTGTGAGTCATGAAGTGGCAATGCCCGAATATACTTGGCTTGCGACGAATCAAATCTCAGCTTTATCGTTTCTGCCTTCATTTCTTCCCCCTGAATAATTCCATAACAATCCTGAAAATAGTTTTCCGGGTCAAAGTTTTCCGGCAGCTTAAATGTATTTCCTGTTACATTCAGCCTCTTAATACGGTCTAATGCATAGATGCGTACCTTATCGCTTTTACCAATAACGTACCAGCGTTGTTTAAACACTTTCACGAAATAAGGCTCTATTTCAAATGTGGCTGCTTCCGACCAATAAGACTGATAAGTAATCTCAACCTTTAGCCCATCACGCATAGCTTCTATGATTGGTGTCAGATACTGCTGACCGGATGGGATATTCTCAAACACGATACGTTCCTTTAACTTGTGGCTCTCGTTTATCAGGTTATTCACCGCAAATGTATTAATCAGCCAGCGACGCACACCACCACGCTCCATATCCTCGGCATGGTCTATATAGTATTCATAACTGCTTTTGTCACACTCAATGTTGATATCAAAAATTTCTTCAATGGCTGTGCGATGATTATGAAATGTGCGATTGGGTATCGGGTTACCATCAGACATTGGATGTATTACCCATTTACTATTGATATCTTCTAACGTAATCTTTCCATTACGGTAAATAATATCGACAAGCCAAATATAACGGTTGAAGAGGTTTGAAGCCATACTAACTATTTTTAGATTTAATGGCAAAGATACAATAATGTTGTGCCAATATGTAGCATAGCTATATTTTTCTTTCAGACAAACTTACAACATTATAAAACGTTATTTCTTTCGCTTTTAAAGTTTTAGTACGGAATGAATGAACATGACCAAAAACATGAAAAGACGGTTCTAATTCCTTTATTGTTTGTTTTAAAATAGGGCATCCATTATTTTTATCTAATATTCCCAATGGTGGGCTATGTGAGATTAAAATATCTACATACATAGGAATCGGAAGTTTATTGTGCATAAAAGGTCGTGCAGCCAATCCATAAAATGTAATTCCATCATAATCGATTAATTCATTCTCAAGATAAATCACACCGGCAGGAATCATTTTTCGTAAGATTTCTGGTTTCAAAACCAACGCCAAATCATGTTCACCCGCAACAAATATTTTACGATTGATATTCAGTAAAGAGAACCATTCAAAAAAATCAATCAGCTGGTTCAAATCACCATACATACAGGCATCTCCGGCATGAATAACTATATCTGCTTTTGGAATGATAAGACTTCTGTGTCGTCCATGCGTATTTGACATACACAAAATACGTTGCGATTTATAATTTATGAGTTTCATTTGTAAGTGATTAGTGTAGCTGTTAGTTTGGTTGATTATGCCCAATTTCATTATCTATTAATGCACTCAACTTATTTACAACAAACGCAACTAAATTCAAATCCTTCATTTCAGTGTTTGGATCAATGATAATAAAGCCCTGAGAATTTACGGTGTTCATCATTTCGACTGCCTTCTCGCAATTGCTTAAAGCATTAACTCCCTCAAATTTCAACGGTTTTATACCTACAACAACGGTTTTATAGTTGTTCTGAGTTAACTGAGTATATAATTCGGAAGTTATGCCGGAGGCACTACTGTATCTGAGCGTTGAGATAAGTATTACTTTGTTGTTTCTGTACTTATTTATTCCCTTGAAAATTAATTTACTATTCGTTTTAGCATAATTTATTCCGTCTTCAAATCCCCTTTTACCACAACTATTGGTTTCATTGTCACCAATATACAAATTATTCATTTCAACAAACTCCTTATACTTAAGTGATAAATTCAAATCCGTATGGAGTAATAACAGATTACATTGTTTATTCCATTCTTCATACTTAGTATGAAGCGTTTCCAATACTAAATCGCCCACAAATATGAGCAATATCTGCTTTCTTCTTGATTTAAGAGAGAAAAGACCAGTTATAAAAGCATAAATCCTATTTGTAATTTCTGTGATTCTATACATTGTATTAAATTTTCCACAAAAATATCTGACAGTTATGCCATATGGTAGCACACTAAAAATAAAAGCATAAAAAAACCGCAAATGAACAATTCAATTGCGGTTTTTTAGAGAGAAATTATTTTTTAGACCTTTCTTTCACCTATCTTCTTGAAATTTTTATCATAAATTCCTAGATAATTGTCTTTGGTAAAAAAGATATTTGAACCGGAAGCATCTTTATAGTCACCCACATATATACGATTTGTGTTACTAATTTTCTTAAAGCGCTCATCGTAAGTGATATAAAAATTATCCATAGAAAGAATAATAAAATCATCTCCATGACCGAGTAATTTACCCATAAAAGAAGAGCTAGTTTCATATATTTTTTTTCCACTTTCATCAAAAACTTGATAGTAATTGTTTTTTAATTCTACACTTGAAATTGCCATAATATTTAGATTTTATATTTTGCCTACTCTGTTTGGTTTTCAGCTTCTCCTTTGTTTAATAACTCATTTACAATACTTTTTAGCCATTTATCAATTCCATCAATATTATTTGTCAATATGCTGTATAGGTTTATATCGTTTATATCGTTACATACAATCTGATTATCTTTAACCTCTTCTCCATTGAGTTTCTGACCATAGATGTGTACTCCAGAAAAACATATATCACCAATTTTTGTATTTTCTATACTTGGATTTTCATTAACTATTTCAAGTGTAAAATATAAAATATCATTATCAGGATCTTGATCAAAATCCAATTTTGGATCATTGTGCCTATAAATAGCAGCGTCAATTTGCTTTAATATAAATTCTCTAGTATCAACCGAACCTAAAAAGTTTCTTTGCTGGAAACTCATTACGATATCAATCGCTAGTTTCATATTTTCTGAATTACTCAAAAATTTACTCATAATTTCTTCCATATATTTGTCTCTATTAATTACATTTCTTATTAATTCAATATACATTTCAAGGATAATATTGAGCCTAATAATATCATTGGCATCAAAGCTGTCAATACAAGCTTCAAGCCATTCTAAAACGTGCTTTTCGTAACTAATACATTTTACTTTTTCTCTGGGAAGTACTTTGATTCCTTCAGGCAATAATCCCACAGAAAAGGAATTATCAAACGGTTGTCTTCCATAGGGAGTAAGATAAAGCATAAAGACATTCTCAAACTTGTTTTTTGTGTGCGTTAAAGCAAAATTATAATAGTCTCTTAATTGGTTGTCTTGATCACTTGCCCAAAACTTGTTTTCAATTACTATAAACTGTGTTTTGTTCCATATAGCTATATCTATATACCTTCCATCAGCATACTTTTCGCACTCCACATTTAAGCCATCGAAGTTGAAATCTGTAATTTCAAGATGTTTCAAGAATAAATTTAAGAATTTATCACCTTGCTTATGAGAGCCTTTTGGATTTAAAAGATTACCAATAAACTTTGAATGTTTTGTTTCATCAGCACCAACACCAAAGGACATAAAACCATTAAAAAGGTCTTCTTTTTTATGTTTCTCTTTTAAATTGCTTATTTCTTTGAATAGTTTTTCATATTCTTCCATATCTTATATATTAAAATTTTACAATATATATCACAAACCACACGATTGAGAATAGAGGGGTAAACAGACTAAACAAAGCCCAACCGAAGGTTTCAAGAACAAAGCGGTATTTCATTTCGTGTAGCTCCACATTACTTGATTTCCATTTTGTTCTTCGGGAAACTACCTGATCAAAATTTGCAGATGCAAATTTTGCTATTTGATATGCATATTTGATAGCAATTAGTCCCATAATAATTAATATCAAAATGCTCCAAAATCCAAATATGTTATGTGTATTAAGTTCTTTCTTTGCTTGCTCTGCGGAATAAAAAACAGCAAACAAAAGAATTGCAGAAGGAGGGGCAAGAACTCTTTTAATATTGGCAACCACCCAGCATTTATCATTAAAACTTAGTTTCATAACATTCTATTAATTAGGCTAAATTCTTACAACAACAAAGAAACAAAATAATTTAAAATTTACAATGCATTGGTACTGATTTATTTTATGATGCAAAGATAAAATACAGTTATGCCAGAACTACGCACATCTTCATTGAATATATGTTTTTTTGGCACTTTAATAAAATATGTTCACTGAAGGATCCAGAATACGTTGTGTAAGATATTCGGCAATGCCATGTATAAATGACATTATTAAGTGTTTATTGCCTTGTAAAAACGAAAAAAAATGTTTTAGGTTGACAATGGGGACCTTAGGGACTAATTGCGTTTTAAAAATTCAGGGTTTTATTGCAGACCTAATAGCGGAATAGCTTTGTATTGGCACTCTTAACTAATGTGCGCCAGACAGTGCCAGCCTCGGGCTGGCTTTTAAATTATTTTCATTACATTTGCATCTCATTTCAGCAAGATAGATGTGTGGCCGGCTATTTTTAGCGTTTTAAACGCAAGTAAACCGCTTATAAAGGTGAATAAAACAAGGGTAATGCATCTATCTTCTGTAATGAACACTGTAAAACCATAGTTTCTCATTTCTGTTCATTGTATTTAATTTTCTCAATACAATTACTTGAACCACCTGCTCTCCCATTAATCTATCAATATACCTTGCTCTTATTCCAAATTTTTGTTCAATTTCAAAGAGGTCTTCGGTTTGATTTAGTAAAAAATACTTTCCCTCTTCTATTTCATTAATTATTTGTTTTGCAACACCTAAAAGTTTTAATGAACCTATTCTTCTTTCACTACCTCTTTTGGCAGAAAGAATATGATTCCAACCAGTTTTTGAAACTCTAATATCTTTGTTTAATGCTTTACATAAGATAGAATTTCCATTTTTCCATTGTTTGTAAAATTCACGGGCATCATCTTTCAATTTCATTGAATTTAATAATTTTTTGCTATCACTATTAAGTTCAATAAGTGGTAAGTGTTTATTTGATAATATAGGCTTAGTTAATTTTAGAAATTCGCCTTTACTATGCTCACCAAATACATTCTTCTTGGGAATTGAAATTAACGTTCTTGAATTTTCAACTCTCAAATTTTCGCTTTTTAAATCTACCCACCAAGCTTTTGAATTGAGTCGACTTTCTTTCCATATAATTTTACTTTTATCATCTTTTAAAATTTTCCCACTTTTATCACGTAATGGTTTTGATGGATTTACAAAAACGAGAATTGCAGGTTCAATTTGCTTCTTCCAATATTCAATATGTTCAATTAAACCTATTTCATTATCGATTGAAATCCTAATTTCATCTTTATTTTCACTTGAAATATATTTCGGTCCGCATTTCACCTGAACATTAATTTTTACGCCAAGGTCTATGCTTTTCTTTCTCATAAGAATTAACCCATCAATTCCTTTATCATTCCTTGCGTCAAATGGTTGCCATCCGCATTCCCAAAACTCTTGTACATATTGCGCAACAACCCTCATTCCAGTTGCTTCGTTTATTGTTCTATTTCTATTTGGTAAATCACTCATTCTTGTTTTTTTTAAGCTTGCATCTAATGCCTAAACATATCCAACAGGGGGACATTTCATTAACAGTAGCTGTGGATTATTGGGTATAGCCAATCTATTGATAAATATAAGTTGCTCGAGTTTTTTCACCAACTGGAGCAGAGTTGTTTGCTATTTTTAATTTGACACGGTTTGCAAAATCACTCCAGCTAGGACATAGGCATGGTGTTATGCAGTCATGTTTTCTATTCGCTTAATAATTCATAATCTTTCAATTCCTCGTAAACACTAAGCAATTCAGAATTCAGTTGTGTTATATACTCTTTACTAATTTGCTGGTATAAATCCTCTTTTTCGTCTATTAAAACGAACGAGAAAGCCCCCTTTTTTAATTCCTGTAAAAGTCTATTAAATATAGACTTGACAGCATTCGGATTGTCTTCAGTGAGAATAAGTTCATAACTTTCAGTCTTACCCTTCAAGACCAAAGTTGTTCTTTGGTCTTCTCTTTTTATTTCTGCGTTAAAATTTTCCATATATTTTACCTCTTTCTCCGAAAGCGTCTTTACCACCTTCGAGTGTTTTCATACTTATGTTTTTCCAATCTAAATTAGGCTTTTCGCCAGTGATACAAACTAAATTATTAGTAAAAGGATTGCCTATGTAAGTGAAATAATTATTTAAGTCATGCTGTCTGTATGTAGAACTGTATGGCAAAGTTCTAACTGCTATATTTGCATCATGAGTTGCGATTATCACTTTTTTCCCTTGTCGTGCTCTTTGTTTCAACAAAGGCACAATAACATCATTAATATAATCATTACCAAGACTTTTCTCTGGCTCATCTATTAAATATATATCCTTATCTTGTTTAAGCTCATTATGAAGAAGAATCATTGATGATTCTCCATTTGATGGGTTATATTCTTTTCCTCCAACAACAAAATACCTATTGAAAAGAAGTAAATCATATATATTTTCAATTGTTTCTCCACCATCAATTGATTTCAGTTCACTAATTTTCTCAAACAAATCATTATAATAAACATATTTTGAAATAGTTCTCATTGATTTGGCAACTTCTTTCTGTGGAATTTTATTAACTCTAGATACAGTAGTTAACTTACTATCTGTTATTATACCATTTTGAACTAGGATATTAGTTTGACTTTCAAGATTCCCTTTATCTCCCAAATCACCTACATATTCCACAAATGGTTCAACGTTCATGTCGATATTTGCTAAAATTTTTGTAATTGTCCTTTCTATTTTTATTCTATTACTTGCATATTCTTGGAACCCTGTTTTCATAGGTTTCTCAGGTTGTCCAGTTTTCTTTGAAATTTCAGAAACAAACACTTTAATTAATGAGTTGAACATTGAAATGCTTTTGGAATCAATAAACCGTTTTTCTGATTCAGATTTCAATTTTATTAAAATTTTATCAACTAATTCTAAAAGTTCAAGAAATAAGTCAAAGCCAATTGTTTCTTCAAGAGTATTATTATCAGCAATAGATTCATTAAACGATCTAAATTGAAGTAGTACACTTTTAATTTCTTCAAATTTTCTTGATGCTTGAGAACCATCTAATCTTATAAAGTTTTTTAGTGCAATTTTCTGAGAAATCTTGTTTGTTGCCTCATTAGAAAAATACTGTAGATATTTACTAATACTAGTTATTTCCTCTTCAATCGATTCCCTAATTATCTGAAATTCTTCTTCACAATTATCAATTCCTAAATCCTCTAATACAATTTCTAAATCAGCTCCTTTTACATTATACACATCATTTAAGTGAGTTGAATTTGATTCATATACGGAGGTGCTATATCCTTTCCCATTATAATACTTAGATAATGCTTTTAGTATCTCAGTTTTTCCTGTTCCTTTTGACCCAAAAATTATATTTATGTCGTTATATATTTCAAGGTTTATCTGTTCAGCAACAGTAAATGGAGTGACTTGTATTAGTTCTTTTGATTTTTTATCAAGAATTGTTTGAATTGTATGATCGTCTTTTTCAAGCAATAGACAAAACTGCTCAAAACTTTCTACAGGTAACCTTAAGTCTGGTAACTCTTTAGATTCTACTAAATATTTATCCCAATCATGAATGTCAGATCCATAAATAGACTCATGTCCGTGACTTATGTATATTCCAGCAGAGATTGAATTTGTGGCTTCCTTCAATACTCTCTTTTTATTTTTGACTATACTCATTAGTAATTCGACTCCTTCATCACCTAAATTAGGCTTTTTCGTAAAATAATGAGGTATGTAAATCGGGTCTAAAGAGTCAAAATTATCAACAGTATCTTCGATTGTAATTGTGAAATTATCTGGAGTTTTGGTCAAAAGTAACTTTGCGACTTTTCTGTTAAATTCTGAATGGTTTTTTGGATTTACTATAACTATCAAATGAGCTCTCTTATCATTATCTACTATGTCAAGTTCTATTCCAGGCCAAATTTGGCAAATGTTACCCATTCTTTCTGAAAATTGCTCGTATTGCACTAAATCAAAATGATTATGATTAGTAATCGCTATAATTTTTACTTCAGTTGATTTGATAATTCTCTCAAATTTGTCTACATCAACATTTCTGGTGTCAGCGTCACCCGATTTGGCTTTCTTTGTATGTACGTGAATATCTATTTTCATTGTGATAAGTTTTTCTTTTTTTTATCATGACACCAAACCACTAAATATATCCAATTGGATAGTCTACCTAATTAAAATTTCTTCTTTCTCCCCATCATACCGATACTTTACAATCTCACCGGAAATAATCAAATGAACGGCTTGTTCTATTATATCTAATGGAGCAATAAACCATTCTCGTGGTGTATGACGATTTCCAAGGTTGTCAAATACATCGACATTCAAACAGGAGCTGCCAAAGAAATTGTGCAACAATGATTCAAGTTTATGAGTATTCATATTGAAACACTTGTAAGTCATAACAATGCGCACCTCAGCCATTAAATAAGTTGGTTCTTGTTCTGCATTCTTAATACGCTCTTCCACCGTTGTTGTGGAGAATCCAATTTTATAAAGGTGTTTTATATCCTTGATTTCTTGTTTATTGCTCTTGGATTTTAATATGTATATGAAGCCGGATTCTTTATCTTCATCACTGATATTATTGTAGTTGTTTTCAAACTGTGAATTCATTTCTTCATTGGTAAAAGTTATGCCTTGTCCATTCTGAAACAAGCCTTTACCTAATGACCTGAATAGCATATTTGATTCAGTGCCATTTTCAAATATCAGTTTTGTCCTTCCATCTCTTTTACTAAACTTATCAACTGTAATATCCATTAGTTTATCAACATAAACCAATAATCCATTAAGGACAAAAAAAGCTCCTTCTTGAATTTGATTCTCATGAAATTTGACAAGTTTTCTATCTCCTTGCTTTAAATCACGTTGACAATCTTTGAATAACTGTGCATATTTTTCGTAATTTTGTATGGCTTTACGTCTGGCTACAAAATCGGCACTTGCTCTTTCGTCGGGACGTTGAACCAAATCAAAATCAAACAAACCCATATCGTCTTCGTCTAATAATCCAAGCGGGTCATCTTCCAAAATATCATCAATTGTAAATATCTTTTTTTCAACGGGTACTAATAACCCGAATTCGTCGAACTGTTCCAGTATCTTTCTTTTTGATTCGGTTTCTCTGTAATCGCATAGACGAGAATAAAGCGTGTGTTCATTTACCCCATTGTTTTCAATGGGTAAGCGTTGATTTTGTTGATAAAAATCAATTATCTCCTGAAACTTGCTTACAAGAATATTGTCTTCGTTTCTAACGGTTGCTAAGGGCTTAACTTCTAATAAGCCCAACGGGTCGTTATCAAACAAATCCTGAAGTTTTTTCTTCCTCTCAGTATTCAACATTATACAATCTAATTATTTTTAGCTTGATTTCTACGTTTTAAATCTTTCAAAAACAAAATTGCTTCTGCCATTCTACGCTCATTAAAATCGGCAGATTTTATATATGGAGCACGACCAAAGGTTTTCATAAATTTAGCCACTTTATCTGGGTAATAAATTATAGCTTCCTCTTCAGTCATTTTGATTCGTGAAGTTTCAATGACATCTTGAATCACTTTCAAAACTTTCGGAGTAACCGATTTTGAAAGAATTTCATAAGCACGTTGGAACGGGTTGACCTGATCTATCAGGTCGATATGAATGTCGTCGATATTTACAAATTGACCTGCCATGCGGATAAATCGTTTGTCTGCTTGGGCTTCCGTACTTTCAATAATGTTGGTATTGATATTTACTTTGTTTAATGCATTTGCTTCGTCATCGGAAAGTTCCGGATAGATAGTTTTGATTACTTTTGGAATCAGCGTATTGATATCCTCTTTCGACATGTTGTCTGCAATGGCTTTTTTAATGCTTTCATCGTTTTCAATAGCCTTTTTAAGGTCCTTCACGTTGATTTGTAAGGTGTTTTTCATTACAGAATCCATTACCACGTATTGACGAACTTCTTCTACTTCATCTTCGCTCAGGTTCGGATATTTTTTTTCAATAACCTGCTTAATCAACACTTTGTTTATCACTTCGGCATCGATATTGCCGGGAATGGCTGCTAAAATGCTATTGTCTTTTAATATATTGGCTTTCAAATCGTTTATATCCGATTTGAGAATATCTTTTACCCGTTTGGAACTTGGGACTTTATATCCTCTCACCAAAATTTCGCCCGGACCTGCTTTGTCTTCAGGTGTGAAACGAGGTTTGAAATTAAAGTTCGGTGCTAAAACCTGTTCCATTAAAAGTGAAGCTGTAATTGCTTTCAACATATTATTTACAGCAAACTTTACGTCGTCATTTGTTGCATCAGGTTGAGCAATGAGATTTGTAAATTGAGCGTGTGTTTTATTATTGCTGTCACGGGTGCAACGTCCAATTATTTGCACTATTTCTGTCAATGAACCACGATAACCAACGGTCAAAGCATATTCGCACCAGGGCCAGTCGAAACCTTCTTTCGCCATTCCCAATGCTATAATTAAATCCATATCGTCAACGGATTTCATTTCTCGCAAGTAACTAACAATTAAATCACGTTCACGCGAATTGTCATTTACCAAATCGGCTACTTTAATGGTTTTGCCATCCGTGTGACGTTTCAGATAGATTACTTTTGTTTCGGAATCAACTTTTATCACGTCCCCAATTGCGTCTAAGATAAAATTTACCTCATCGTATTTCCGTTTGAGTGATTCACCGGAATTGACATTTGGAATATGTAATATCGTTTTTTTATCCGTATCTAATACATCAAGAATGGCTTCAGTGTAATTTCCCTGATAGAAATTATATCCGATACCCAATGATTTCAGATAGGTATAACCGTTTAGTTGCTCATAATATGTATATGTAACGTTGGTGAATTTTTCTTCGTCCTCGGGTAATAGAACTGGTACGCTATCTCCACGAAAATAGGAGCCGGTCATGGCTACAATATGAGCCGTTGATTTTTCCATAATCAGGCGCAACAGTTCTCCCAACTTGCTATCACCGTCGGCGGATACATGGTGAAATTCATCAATGGCCAACAGACAATTGTCGAACTTTGATATGTCCAAATCTTCAAAAGCAAAGCGCAAGGTGGCATGGGTACAAATCAGAATTTTTTCATCGTTATCCATGAAATTACGGAAAGCCTGTACTTTGCCTTTGCTCCCATCGTTACCGGGTGTACATAGGTTGTAATTGTCGTGTAAATCCCAATCAGCAAAGAAACCATGACTTTTGAGGTCGGTAGCACGAAACGAACCACCGATTGATTTTTCCGGAACGGCAACTATTACTTTTTTTAGTTCTTGTTTTATGAGTTTATCCAACGCAATAAACATCAATGCGCGTGATTTACCGGAAGCCGGTGGGGCTTTCAATAATAGATACTGTGCGTCTCTTTCTTCAAAGGCCTTTTCCTGCATCTCACGCATACCAAAATGATTGGTTTGTGAGCTTTGCCCTGTTTGGGTGTAGGTAACATGAACTAAATCCGGCATAGCTATTTATCGTTTATAAGTTAATGTCTCGTCTAAAGAATGTCTAAAGTTCGTCTAATGAATGTCTATTTTTTTTGTTTAGACATTCGCCACATCTTCCCTTTTACTGTTATATAACCCTGTTTTCTAAGTAATTGCAAGTTATTCTTTATTTTATTTTTCTTTTGGGGAATGTCTAAAACATCTGGTAGTTTGTCTAAAAGTACTTTTTCAAAATCTTCTTTCACAACTGAGTCGAACTTCAACAAATAATCAAGAATGTATTTTTTCAGTATTCATCATTAATACCCCTTTATTTCTTTTTGAAAATCAATACAATTCAACCCTATTAACCATTATTAACCAAAATATGTATCAAATTAGATACATTCTCAAAATCTATGCACTATCTTTGCAGCACAAATAAGAGAGTTTAGCTGTGTATGCAGTTTAAAATATCTGGATCGGGGTGTCCCCAATCGGAAAAGGGTTGTTTCGACAACTCTTTTTTTTGTCCATATTTTACACTCAGGTTATTCTGCCGGGTGAATTTTAAGACCATGCATTTTCCCATTTTGCGTGTAAATTTTCTCTTTAATTACTTCATAAGCCGGATTTACAGCCTTGCTATCCAATACATAACGTGTAATAGGATAAGCCACCAAATCTGAGATTTGCAACCCGATTATATCTTCCGACTTCATTTTAAACTGAAATGATTTGAAAAGCGATTTTATACGTTTGTTGTTTACAAAATAAGTGCCTCTATCTAACAATTCATTGTAATAATCCAGTAAACTTTTATCCTCTTTAGTTCCTCGACGTTCGGCAATGGCATGAAGTTCAATTTCTTCTACTCCGTCCTTTTTTAAACCTTCCAACAGAAAAACAGTACGCTCAATAATGTATGAAAGCGAAATAGCATAAACATCTGATAATTTTCCGTAACGGCGAATATATTGCTCTTTTAGAATACTGCAACACACTATTTGATAGTTACTTTCTCCAAGTATGGAATTGATACTTTCGTAAAAGAATTTCTTTTTGTCCAAATCGAACAACACTTCAAAACCCTTTTGACATTTACGAATATCGCGAGAATGCAAAATAATTTTTTTGTCGTTCCACAGTGTTTTTTTGAGTGCCAGTACTTTTTCAGTAATGGCAGCATATTCAGTTTCGGACACAATTACGCCACAAAGTGTAAACAATGGAAAATCAGGATTGAAATTACTCAAGTTCTGATCGCCACATTCGTCCAAAAATAGATAATATTGCATAGTTATTTTTTCTTTTTACTTTTCTTTTCTGTTTCAAACAAAGTTCCCTTGTCGTTTTCCTCTTCTATCATTTGTTCATACAGTTTGAACAGATATTCCAACCGTTCTTCGTCACTTTCGAACGGACAACTCCGATAACAATGCTCCAAAACCGTATTAATCTGGAGTTTTTACAAGAAGTGAACCATTGAATTTAATTGTTTTTGTCCTTAAAATAGCATTTTCATATAAGTCTTTATATTCTAACTCACATGTTTTCATGTATTCACTTTCTACAAAAATAGTTGCAGGTGATATTCCATATTTCGTGTCAAGTTCATTTAGTATTGATTTTTTAAAATTTTTATCAACCAATTTATTTGCAATCCAATATTTATCTCCTTCATCAGTGTTTTCATTTAACCATTTATTTCTGCATGTGTTGAATTTTAATAAATCGACAAATTCAATATCATTTTTTTTTGCCGGTAAAAAAGAGAAAAACATAAAACACGCATTCTGTACTCTTAATCTCGGATTTTTAATCATAGGTTCAATTACATAAATAGAATCAATAATTGATCTTTTAATAAATCGTTCTACGTTTTCTGTAGTGATCGATTGTTTGAAAAACTCATTTTCTTTATTATCAATTTCAAAACTTTTGTATAAATTTTTGTTGATGAAAAACAAATTGCCATCAATATCGTCATTCTTTGATGTGTTATCATAACAGGCAAAAAACAATGCAATTAGTGGATCAAAAGTCCAATCAAGTAATCTTGTTGGTGCTCCAAAATGCTGAAGATTCATCATTAATACTATAGGATCATTTGTATTTAAAAATGGAATTTTCTTCCCTCGCAGCAAAGGTTCTAAATATGCAGCTTCCAATCTTAATGCAAAATCATTTTCAAATCTTAACATAGAAGGTAGTAATCGCCATTCATAGTTTGCATGACCACGAAAAAGCAATCTACCACTTTCAAAACCTTTATTTTGAATATCGTCAATTAAATCGTCTACACTTTGAATATATTTTCCCATTACTTATTACCTCTTCTTTTGAGATTTCTTCTCACCTGCAAACAACGTTCCTCTATCGTTTTCCTCTTCTATCATTTGTTCATACAGTTTGAACAGATATTCCAACCGTTCTTCGTCACTTTCAAACGGACGACTTCGATAACAACGTTCTACCGCTAAATCATTCTGGCGGTGTGCTTCACGTAATCCATCGGGCATTTTATCAGGGTCGTAAAGTTGTGCTAAGGTTTTTTCAGAATGTTTTTCGCGCTCAGCTAAGATATTATAAACGTGTTGTTCTAATTCTTTTTTTTGTTTGTCTGAGATTTGGGGAAAAGGGAAATTGTTATAACATAAAGATACAGAATAATTAATATCCATTTTCAATCTCCCAGTAACTATGCTTGTCCATACCATGTGTATTTTGGAACTAAGTATTCCAAATATATATAACTGAGCATCATATATTACTTGAGCACGATCAAGAACAACTGTTTTTTCATCTAAAAATCCACATTGTAAATACTCCCTTCTCTCTGAAGTAACTCTAGGAATTATAATTGAAGGAGTATTTAAATGTTTTGTTTCAAAAAATTTATATGGTATTTGCGAAGCTTCTCTTGTTGCTTTCTTTTTACTTGATAAACGAAAACATCTTACTTTTTCAACTCTATCTTTAATAAATGGAGATTTAATTGCGTCAGCATATTTGTCGTCAGTAATCCACAAACACCATCTTTTTAATCCATTCACAAATTCTTCAGCCCCAATCAATTCTTTGATAAATAATAAATTACTTGATGATTCAGCTATTAATGTATTTTTATTGTCTTCATTTAAGATTAAATGCCCACCATCGACTGGGCTACTACCTCTTACCATCAATGGTACTTGGCATAATGGTTTATTTCGAGAATATATAATAGTATTTTTTCCTCCAATTAAATAAGGTGATATATTATCTACCCTTTTATCAAAGTCATTTTCAAAAAGGTGTTTTATTCCTTTATTATTTGAGGCAAGACCAACAATGATACAGATTACTGCTGCATTATCTTTAGCATTATTATTCCATTTAAATGATTTATACGCAAAAACTATATCTAATTTTTTTTCAAAGACATTTGGCCAAAGAATTCCAACTTGCTCCCCTTGGCATATTGAATTTGTTGAAACAAATGCCACTTTATTACTTGTCTCGCTTATATAGTTAGCTCCTTTTATAAACCAACAACTTATGTAATCTAACTTTTTAAATGATTCAGAACCATTAAATGCAATACTCATGTCATTCTTTTGTTCTTCTGATTGTACATGAGAGCCTAAATACGGCGGATTTCCTAAAATATAGATTTCATCTCCTTCATTTTTCGGGCAAACAATTTCCCAATCAATCCGGCAAGCATTTCCTTGAACTATATTCCCTGTTTCTTGAAGTGGCAATGCAGGTTTACAGCGTCCAAATTCCCGCATAAAAGCCTGGTTCATTTGGTGTTCGGCAAGCCATAAGGAGAGTGTTGCCACTTCGTGTGCAAAGTCGTCCAGCTCTATGCCGTAAAAGTTGCCAAGGTTTATTTCGGAGAAAGCCAATGTGCCTAATTCTTTGAAAATAAGCATTTCTAATTTACGCAATTCTTTGTAGGCAATAATCAGGAAGTTTCCGCTACCGCAAGCAGGGTCGAAGATTTTTATTTTCCAGATTCGTTGAAGTAATTCATTCAACTTTTTCTTATTTCCTTTTGAATTTTCAAATTCCTCTTTGAGTTCGTCCAAAAATAACGGCTCAATGACTTTCATTATGTTTGGGACTGAGGTATAATGCATACCCAATCCTCCACGGTGTTCGGGCGTTATTACCGCCTGAATCATCGAACCAAAAATGTCGGGGTTTATGTCCTGCCATTGGAGAGAAAGACCACATTCAATCAGCAATTGACGACTTTTGCGGGTAAATACCGGTGCAGCGTGTTGATTACGAAATAATCCTCCATTTACATACGGAAATGCTTTGAGATAGGCGGGTAAATCATTTCTGCGTGCTGATTGTGCTGTATTCATAACCTCAAACAATGAGTCGAGGTACACATTTAAATCACTTCCGTCTTTTTGGGTATGATAATCAACTGAATTGGTAAATAAATCTTTGTCGAAAATTTCTGTATCTTCGGCAAAGTAGCAAAATAGCAAACGTGAAAGAAAGACGTTCAGATTATGAACTTCTTCGTGTGTTGTGGTGGGATTATCTTTCTTTATTTCGTCGTAAAGCTTTGCCATGCGATCAGCAGCCCGTACGTCGGCAATGTTTTCGGTTTGTTGTTTCGATTTTTCCATACCTGCCCAGGGGAGAAAGAAATCTGTATGTTGTGCAATTTCGAGTATCGGAATATCTAATGATTCATCAGTTTTGGTATCGTAGGCCAGCAATGTTTCATAATCAGTAACTACAATGAAACGAGGTGCTTGTTTGGTTACCTTTTCGTTGCATTTGAGATTGTCTAATGCCGTCTGTAAATCTGCATTGGTGACATTTTTGAAGAATAGCTTTTTCTTAATAACAACAATTTCCTCAGAGAACATGTCTTTATCACTATGTTGCAAACGGCTAATAGTGGCTTTCGGCGTACCGTAGGCAAAAAGCAAATCAAAAATAAAGGTCTCTTTATTGAATGATTCAACAAGTTTTTCGAGGTTGTCGGTTATCTGGGCAATGTTCATGCAGGATTGAATTAGATTAAAAAATGAATGGTTTGTATTATATTTAGTACAAACCAATTCATTAATTACCTACAAAACTACATAATTCATTTCACATTTTTATATGTTTGTGAAAAAAGATTTTGAGTTTGTATTTCTACACACTGAAACTTGTCAATTAAGAGTGAAAATTCCGGGGTTTCATACATCATTGACTGAAATTTGGTGGTAGGGAAAGGACATTTTTTCTACCTGTAATTAGAATTTGTAAAGTGGGGTAAGTCGGGGTAAGTCGGGGTAAAAATTGTAGTTACTGAGAAAAAATAACAATAAAGCCACTTGGGAGTGACTTTATTGATTGAATAAGAAAAATTAATGCAAGAGCAAAACTAGCTAATTCACTTCAGCCAGCCAATGACCAAGTGTGTGTTAAGCGTTCGGCGATTTGGTTATCACATATTTTTTTTTGTTTATCATTATAATAATTATCTATTGAAACTCAGCCTGTCCATTATAGCCCTTGTGTATAGTTGGCGAATATTTCTTCCAACATTTCCGTCGGGTGGAAACCCAATTCCAACTTTTCATGCACAAACAACCCATCTTCATATGTTATACTCGTAAGGGAATGAGGTAAATCTTTATAAGAAATTTTTTCTGTAAGTTCAACTATGGGTATAGGGATAAATTCGCTATTCTCTCGTTCTCGCCATACATATGCAGATCTTGTCATTACATATAAAGTTTCTCTGTCTTTGGAAAATCCACTTTTCACAACCACGTATTCTCCATTATGGTTGCGAAAGAAAACCGTTCCCTCATTCAAACTCTCATAATATGCTGTCAATGGATCGCCTTCAAACGCTTGTGGAGTACTCGGAAATTCGTTTGGTTTATCATCAGGGGTAACAATACGTTGTGCTGCATTTGGTGTTTTAGACAGGATGTAATTAGGTTGTGTTTCAAGTATAGTTTGAATAATTTCTCTACTATAAATCCATTTGTCTAATGAGCCACCAGTAGATTTTTTGTCACTTTTAGCCCACGCCAACATTCGCTCCAAACTAATTTTGGCTTCTTCAGCTGTTACTGCTTGCATCCAACTAAGATTAGGTTCGGGAAATTGGTCTCGATATTTTTCTGGATTAGCTAAAAAATTCTCAACACTACCACAAACATACGCGATACGCTTGGTTGTGATTGGATTTAGCAATACATTTTCTAACCGTGTAACCCATCTTAAATTTCCTGGTCTATTGTTTCGTTTGTTGGTGTCTATGTGGTCAACAACGTGTTCTTTTGTTGGTGCTTCACCGTGAAAAGCCGTTGCAACGATTCTATGAACTCGTACGGCTGCGATTTCCATATAACCAGTTTTCTCATTTGGTTTGCCAAAAGTCCATTGGTTGTCTGTTGGGCGAGGTCGTTTATCCTCTCGACAATGTCGTAATACAGCACCATTATCACGAACAGAATATCGTTCGTCTTTGTAAATGCACTCGACCTCTTTATTAAAACCTTCAACATTAATACTCATAACATTCCTTTAATTTAATGGAATAACCATCCTATCTTCTTCTTTCATTGCCCATTGAACTTGCCATACTCGTCCATCAATTTGGTCAAGTAAAATGAAATTATACATATTGTGTGTCGGATAAAGAAAGAATCTTCCATTTTTCTCCTTTTCTATTGAAACGAGAGTCGTTAGAGATAAAGGAGTCTCAAAACGATATTTGCTTTCTGTGTGGTATTGAACTTGCCACATTTGTCCATTTCTTGTGTTTAGCTTAATGAATGTCCACGTATTTGTTGTTGAAAAAAGTCGATAAACAATGGCACTATCAGGTGAAACAATCGAAATCGTGTTTGTTTGAGTTTGAGCAAACACAGTCATCGTTGCAAAAACAATAATTAGAGAAATTACTATTTTTTTCATTTTGTAATTTTTTATGTCCTTTCGGAAGGGTTATTATTACCTTTTTCTTGATTGTTGTATTTTTTTATGCTAACGCCTCGCTCGCACCGATTTGTAATCGGTGTGTTGCTCGTTAGAGCAAATAAAAAATAATAAAATGCTTTTTTCAAAGCAAGACACAAGTTATAAACTTGCGCCAACGAGCGGAAAGTTTGTTTATAGGTATTTATCTTGTGATGTCGCTCATTTTTTCACAAAATTCTTTTAAATAAATAATGGCATTTTCATTTTTTTCGATATATGCCCAAATCTGGAAACCATTTTTTTCATCTTCACCTAAATCTTCATTTCTGAAAATTTCTTTAAATTTCTGTTTTACTTTTTGTGGTAGTTTTTTATTATTATCAATAAAATTTATTTGGCAGAATAATTCACCGTCAATTCCCTCTTCCTTCCCTAACCATACAGTCAAGTTATTTGTTAACTTTACTCCAACTGACCTTGGGTAATAATCAGGATAGCTTTCAATTTTTCGTAAAGCAGTCAGACCTGAGTTTATCAATTCTTTATGGCACTTGGAGAAATAATTTTCGTTTATTTCTGCATGTATTTCATCCTGTAATGACTTTATTTGAGTTAAAGCATTTTCCAATTCTTGCCGTTTCTCGGTTACAATTCTAAGGGCAATTTCTGGCTCGACTTCAGTTATTCCTAACTTCTCTTTAATAAAATTCTGTAATTCCATATTCATATTGTTATTAATTGCTCTTAAACTAAATTTACCTTCCAAATGGTCAATGTACTGTTCAATCGAGGAAGAAAGAAAACGATCTGTTTTTCTAACATGGGAAAGAACGTCATTTTTTAACCAAGGAAGAATGTCATCTTTAAAAGACAAATTCAAATATCTATTTTTATAAATATCTTGTTCATAATACTTTCCCCAAGTTTGTTTGTCAGGCTCTTTCTCATAAGTTGGTGGTAAATATATAACATAAATTTGTTCTTCATTATAATTATCTTTTTTGGTTACATCAATATATCTTTCTAATTGACCTTGCTGGTCACCTGCCCATCCAACCTTGTTTTCAAGGATTATAGCATAATCTTTATCTCTTATCCACAAATCAATTCGCCTCTTTTCTTGTGTTATCTTAGGTTTATTGATTTGAATTCTTCCAAAATCTTCGTAATTAGAGTAATTTTCAATAATGTATTTAAGAAAACTTTCCAAAATTTCATATCTTTTGTTTATTGATTCTTGTTGTTGCAATAATTTTCCAAGGATTCGACTATGAGCATTTTCATTAGCGTGCAGTTCATCAATAAGATTGATATGATAAGGTAATTTTTCTTCTTCTTTTGTAAAAATTTCATTGAACTCATTTAAAAATAGAAATAATTTTTGCATATTACTTTTATCCTCATCAATTAGTTCATTGATGAAATTTATTGCATTATTCATTTGTTGAAAGTCAATATTTCCTATTTCTTTCATATTCTAATTAAACTATCAAACCACCTTTTTTTGCAAGACAAATAATGACTGAGTCATATTGTAGGTATTAGTTATCTCTGACACAGCGCACTGAGAGCCCCATCGTTTTAAATTCTGAGCTACTGACTACGCTGCTACCGATATTCATGCTTCTTGTCCATGCGTTAACAGCAACATCCTCGGTTGAACTCCACCAAATACCGTTGTTGCCAAGGGAGGTGAACGAGCCGTTATTATCACAAACGCCACCAGGAAGGGCAGAAAAACCAGTTTCATTGGTAGTTCCGATATAAGTTGATGACCAATGTGTTGTTCCTGTTTCTTTAAGTTTTCCACCAGCTACACTTGCACCTCCCAGATAAGTTGTAAGAGTATTCCATTCAACATTAGTAGGTACGTGCCAACCTATTGGTGCTAATTTGCCAGAATTTACTGAGTACCAGTTATATAAAGCGCCATAAGTATTATTATATGTAGCAACGTTGTAATACCAACAATATGCTGGTGTTGATAATGCAGCCCATGCTCTACTATTGGTTTCCATTGGGATTGTTGTACCATCATTGTATTTGGTTGTTTTAAGGTTTTCTACCATCCAAGTTTGTGTGCCAATTGTAACCGTGTGATATATATTACCCTCAATGTCTGCAACAGTAAGATTATTATATGTCAATAACGACAATTGACTACCATAGGCTGTTCCTACGATATTAGTGGCATATGCCCGAACATAATAAATAGCACCTTCAGTCAGTCCACTTATATTACTTGTAAATATACCAGTACCAGTTCCATCAGAAGTAATATAATTGGAAATAGTTGGATTTGATGATATGCTCCAACAAATGCCACGTGAAGTAACAGGTGTTCCACCATCGGAAGTTATATTCGCACTAATACTGGCAGTTGAAGTTGTTCTATTAGTAACAGCTAAAGGTGCTACAGTAGGGACAGAAAGCGTTTTAAATATTACTTGTGTGCCATATGCCGTTCCTGTTGCATTGGTTGCATAGGCCCTCACATAATAAGTTTTTCCTGATTGTAAATTTGTAAGATTACTTGAAAATATTCCGCTTCCACTACCATCTGTTGTTTTGTCATTTAATATAGTTGGGTTTTCTGATATACTCCAACAAACTCCCCGTGTAGTAACCGCTAAACCACCATTAAAAGTTATATTACCTCCACTTGTGGCAGCAGTTGCAGTAATATTTGTTACTTCTGAAGTGGTAAGTCCAGGTGTTACCGCTGGTGATGTTTTAAACGTAATCTGAAGTCCATATCCTGTTCCATCTTTGTTCGTTGCGTATGCTCTCAAATAGTAAGTTGTATCAGCCAATAAGTTTTTTACAGAACTTGTAAAAGCACCTGTTCCTGCAGCATCTTTCGTCAAACTATCTTTGATAGTAGGATTTGGTTTTAAGCTCCAACAAACGCCACGTGCAACAACCTCAAAACCATTGTCAGATGAGATATTTCCACCACATGTAGCTGTATTTTGAGATATTTGACTTATTTCATTTGTCGTTAAAATAGGAAGTAATTCAGGTTTCACAATCGGGTTGCAAGCTGTGAAAGCGATTGAACCAATTAATACAAAAAGAGAAGTAACATAGTTACGGATTGTTTTCATAATTATGAAAGATTATCATGAACAATAATTTTATTATTGGAATCTTATTTGCAAAGATATGAATTTAATTTTTAATAATTAATAATTTTACAAATGTTCTTTAACGAAAAATAAAGCTCCGATCTTCACAGACAGGAGCTTTAACACTACAAAATATTTCATTCAACTCTGCCCATTTTGGGCGTTTGCGCCTTTTGCTACTTTTGGCGCGACAAAAGTAGTCCAAAAACGGCTTTTCACCCCTTCAAATAAGAAGCGAGAAGCCTATTTTCAGCCCTTTTCAGGCACTTACAGCGTCAAACTTAATCCCTCAATCATCTGCAAAAGTGCAGGGTTTTTCGTTCCTATACAGGTCAAAAGCCCTGTGTCCACATTTTTTTCAATCGTGATTTTGTTCTTTGTAACGCTCACTTTTACAAAATCGCCCTGCTCAAAACCGTACTTTTTCAGATACTCCCCTTTGATGTTTATGGCGTTTGTATATTTGTTCCCTTGTGCAGCCCTGCAAACTGTTAGTAATTTGTCCATTTTTTTAATTATTAATTCAGGCTGTAACGGTCTGTTAATACTTCCATCAGTGCAAAATTTTGCGGTATCAGGTTCGGGATGTCCGTTTTGCCAGGTTTGTACAATTCTGTCGCGATGTTGTAAATATCCCAAAGCGAAAAAATACTGCTCTCCTGTGCTTTCTCCAAATAATCTTCTGTAAATTCTGAAATTTGCGCCTGTGTCAATGGGTAGGTTTTTACTTCGCTTCTTAACTCTGCGTTGTCGCTGTCGTGTGCAACTCGTAAAGAGGTCAAAAGTCCGATTAATTGAAAAACGTCGTTTTGTGTGCAGTTGATTTCTTTCATCTTTGCAAGTATGCGTAAATCTGTTTCTCTGTAATCGAAAAAGTTAGACATCCAATCTCCCACACTTTCAAAAAGCTGTTCATCGGATATGCCATCTTTGCCGTAATTGCTTGCGATGCGCTCCTTGTTCAAAATACATTGATTGTGACAAATGCGAACGCATGGACCAAAAGCAATTTGTATTCCGTCCTGATGGTAAGCGATGACGATGTTAGATGTCATTTCGGGCGTTTCTTGGTCGTGTATTCTGATGGTGGTATAAACACGTCTAAGGATGTGCGCTTGTGCTGCGTTTGCTCCGTGTATGGCTTCCACCTGTGGCAAGATAACAACACCCGGATTTTGTCGGCTCCGGTTCTGGGCTGCAAAAATTTCTTCTACTTCGTAATTCAAGCCGGAATTTTTGCAAATGTCCATTACCCGGTTAATCACTTCGTAATGATAAACGCCTCGTAAGGGATTGCCGTAAATATCATTCTCTTTGTGTGTCGCTTTCAGCGTGTCGAGGTCTAAAACTTCGATGTTGTTGTTTTGAAAATCAAATTTTGTGTTCATGGCTTATTTGTTATTATCAGAGTTATACACTTGCAAATCAGAAAAAACGGCTAACATAGGAAAGTACTTGATTTCTTTTTCTTCTCCGTTCTCGGTGATGGTCTTGGCGGTTTGCTTTCCCCACAAATAAAGTGCTTTTGCGCCTTTCTTCACGTGCATACCTACTTTTTCCCATTGGTCGAAAGTCTTTAACTCGTGATGTCCCTGTTGGGTGTAAATGGCTTTTAATCCCTCGTTGATGGTGGTGATGCTTCCTGCGGTTTTCAACTCGGTTAATG